TTGCTGGTTTTCCTTAAAGCTGCTCCATTGCTTACTCATTATCTAATACCTCGTTAAGCAATCGGTTAATACGATCTGCTTTGGTGAACACATTTGGGGCGCTCAAGTCTTTTGCTTCTTTCATCATATATGCGCCGGGAGTTGATGGCTCTGAGACGAAATCAAAACAAATAAGCTGGAAGTCGTCTTCTACAATGGTCTGTCCTTGCGCTTCGCTAACGGATCCCATGCCTCGGGATGAGATACCAAGCTGTGCGCCGCTGTTGACAAGACCGCGAAGGATATTGCCGGATGGCGTATCAAGCACTTTGACTTTGCCCATCACGGCTTTGTTTTCCATCCACACATCTGTCACCATGTGTGAAGCGTTCTTCAGGTTAATGATAGAGTCGTCTGGATGATCTAATTCGCCCAGGGCCCTGCGTTCTTTTACTATTTTTTGGTAATTATTGACCTCGCGCATCAATACACGATAGGGATAAATGCGGCCGTTACCATTTTGAATGTCTGCTTCCTGTAATTTGCCGGAGAGCATCATGCCCCCATCGGCAACAAACTTCTTCTCTTGTTCTGTGAGAAGATCTTGGCAAACACCACCCTCGCAGAGTGCATAGTACTCTCTTAATAGGACTTTGGCCATAGCTAAGACCCCTTACAACAATTTCTTACTGGCTGCAGCATCCATTTACGTGTCCATATATTTATGTTCATGTTTTAAACCTTCATCTCCGATTAGCATATTGAGAACATATGATGTTCCAGATGATAAGCATCCTAAAATTAAATAATTTGCAGGCGTTACATCAAAATTAAATAGTTCTGTGTAGGGAGAAAGCAACATTAAAATCCACCCTACATGGAAACCCACACACATGGGGCATGAAAACAAATCGCCAAGCCAGCCTCGTTTAGGGCGAATGGCATCTAGTACTTTTCCGTATACCAAAATTTGGGTCATGCCATAAGCTGCCAATATAAAGTATAATAATTCCATTTAGCTCAGTCCTCTTAATAAAAATTCTTCGAGTTGGATCGTGCTGCCGGGTCGGTGATGCTCGTTTATCGCGATCGCGGGTCGACCAAATCGTGCCATCGGCTCTCTCAATACATCAATAACAAACCCAACACCCCCTACAATTTTTACAGCCGCATCCCACCATGGTTTAACACCGGAAGCCACAGAAGTTAGTTTGTCAACAATTCCTTTAAAATGAGTTTCTATAAAACTAGTGAGCTTCTCCTTAACATGATCTTCCAACCAACTTTTAAATTCGTCTATTACTGCTGCTCCAGCATTCTGAATCTTCTCCATCCATTCTTTATATGGTTCAATAAAATCCGCTACTTTATCCCACAGCCATCTAAAAGCGAGTGCAAATCCTGCATATCCAACAGCCTTTTTCCAGCCGGTCAGACTTCCAACGGATTCTATTATTTTATTAAATTGGTCTAACGCTTTCCCGGCCATGTCACCAAACGTAGGCATCCCCCACTCCCCTAACTTTTGTGCCAGTTGTTGGAGTACGTTTTTGACGTCGCTTACCTTCCTCTTGGTGTATCGCCATATGGCGCCGGCAAATTGGTCGATCAACTCAGGGTTGGTAGCAACACGATATAGTTGTTGAATGATGTTCCATCCCTCTTTGCCAAATTTCTTTATTCCCTCGGCTGCATCCAGAAAGCGTGCGCCAATAGCGCTACCGGCCTGTTTAACTTTTTGAACAGCATCATCCCAAAATCCTTCGAACAACATTTGTTCCTGGAGAATCTGTTGCCTTAATTCTTCAGTGAGCGGCGTAGGTGTGCCCGATTCATCTAGCGGTAATGGAACTCCCAGAACACCAGTGATATATTCATAATCTTCAAAAAGAGGCTTCCGTACCATATCTTCGATTAGATATCCTCTCCACCCCTCCATTATCAATGTCATGTCAGCCATAAAGCTCTCCTAAATCGTATACAGGTAACTAAGCGAATACGGATCGCGAATGTATCCTTGGCGAAGAGAACCCTGTTCAGTGTGTTGTGGTACCTCTCCCAGTTCTGTGGAGTCGGTCTTGTCAGGATGAATCAATTCGTCATCGGTCATTGAAATAATAGCTTCGGTCGACTCGAAATACGGGCGCTCTTCATCAATAAAATTAGAAATATTGATAAGCGCCATTTTAGCAGTACTAAGATTTTCGCTGGATGCTTGTTCCATTAATGCCTCGAAGGACCCATAAAAAGAGCCTCCCTGAATAGAGTCGGCGACGACAAGTCCCTGCTTGCGCAACATAGCAAACAACCTATTCTGTGCTCCATAGACGAGATCGTTCATCGTTTCTTTGGGAAATACTGTAATTTTATTGTTTTTCGTAGATAATACAATATCGATATCGCCATGCTCAAAGATCATTAAATCTCCATTAAGACTCTTGCGCACATCTAATTCTAAACGTACTACGGCATCATCTGCTGCATCTCCAATTCTAACTGTGATTGCCATCTGTATAGATTTCCTTTACAAGACTTTGTGTTTTCAAAACTGTTAGCAGAATTTCGTCATCGATGGTGCATTCTCGCAGTTCGTCAAGACGAGCCATAATCTTTTCGGTTTTGACCAACATCTGTTCATCTTCTCTAATCTCTGTTAAGAGGGTGGCTTTTTTAAGATCAGCTTTTAAGCGTGCAATTTCTTCGTTTAAAAACACCTTTAACTCTAATGCATTATCAGCAAAAGAGGAGATATAATAAGTTAGCAGTTCTTTTTGCTCTGCTAAAAGCTCATTTTCATATTTGTTGTTAAATTTATTGGTAAAAGAACTAACCACCAAGCTATCGATATCAGTGGGGAGTTCCATGGTAGAAGCTTGGTGCATCATTTTCTTGATGATCTCTCCTTCTAGGAGTACTACATCTTTGGGCGAGATCTTATCAGAAAAAATTTGAGCAATAGAAGCTAAAGTTTTATAGTTTGGAACAAAGGTATTAAAGACTTCAGGCTCAAGCTCGCGATTGACATCCTTAATTAGACGAGTTTTTTGAGCAAAAAGACCATTGGGGTCAATTAAGCGATGGGCCATCTTGGCTTCTCTTAGTACTTTTTCTGATGTCTCTTTGTCTAGGTTTTGATTTTCGTAAAGAGAGCGATGACACTCTAATTCTCTTTTTAACAAAGAACCCTCTTTGAAGTGTTTTTGAATTATATTAAGGGTGACGTTGCGTCGTTCAATATCCTTCCGTAACATTGCAACTGTAGCTTCCCTAAGAAGAGCCTCATATACAAAAGCAGTATTTCTTTTTTTATTATGCCTTGTTTTCATTTTCTTTCTCCTTAGACTCTTGTATGCCTTCTTCGAGTCCTTTTAATAGATCTCGCACTGATTCATTAATTTGAAACAGCTTGGTTTCTTCTAAAAGTTCGCCGTTATTATAAGTAGACGCATCTTCTTCATAAATGCCACTTGATACACCGCCCATCTTTACAAGCGCATTTAAATCCTGCATTCCAGGAACAACATTGCGTATGGCAGCACTACCTTTTTCCCGGCTATATTTAGCAGCATTAGAGCGCTGTCGGGCGCCGGCGGATCGGCGATCTCCACCGGGATTTTTCCGGGAGCCCTTGGGGTCATATGGTTTTGCACTGTGGCTGTTAGGTCCTTTGTGAAGACGCGTTCTTTTATCCAAACGTGGTTCGTTACGTGAACCGGGTGGCACCGCCAACAGGGCAGATTCATCGCCTCCTCCTTCTGGCGCCCCAGCTTCGCCGGCCGGCATTTCTTCAGGTCCTCCAAGATCTCCTCCGAGATCTCCTCCAAGATCACCCCCGAGATCTCCTCCAAGATCTCCTCCGAGGTCGCCTCCCATGCCACCACTTGCCGCGGCAGTTTCAGCCACTTGTTGGAGAGCGGCATCGTGTTTGCGATCATAATACATTTCGCGCTGGTTACGTATAAATTCTTCATTAGACATGCCGAAGATATTTTCGGTAACCCAACGGCGCGAGAAATAGCCTTCTGTGGCTGAGCCGGCAATATCGAACTTCTGCTTCCAATGCTCGATTTCTTGAAGCTCGGAAATGCGCGAAGGATTATTGAGAGATAAGCTAAAGCTTAATAAGTCGTCGCCTCTGAAGCCTAGCGTATAAAGGTGAATAATGGCAATCTTGGTAAGCTCTGCGATAATCACGCGCTGTAAGCGTTGAATGGTGCGGGCAAAGCGAATGTCCTTTGTTGCCAGTGTGGTCTTGTCTTCTTCTCCGCCTTCGCCCATGGTAAGATAAGACTGCGGAACCTTAAGAGCAGAGAATAACTTATCGCGCAAATACTTGATGTCATCAATCTCAGTAATATTGGAGGCGCCGGCTAAAGATTCAATAGCGGTTGCAGACCCAGCGCGTACCGGAATGAAGTAGTCTTCCTCGATGCTCATGGGATTATAGCGCAGGTCAACTTTCCCTGTTGCAGGATCTACTACGGAATGTCTTTTAAGATTGGTGACTGTCTTTTGCATGAATTGCTCAACATCTTGTGGAGGAATGCCCCCAACGTCAATCTTGAACACGCGGCGTTCGGATGAGCGGATAACGCGGTATGCCATCATGGCATCTTCCATCAGCGTTAGCTGGCGCCAGATGCGTCGTGAGGCCTCTAAAATTGAAGTTCCATACGGAGCATACTTATCATTTCCTAAGATGCGGAAATGGGCAATTTGCCAGTTCTCGAAAGTCATGCCGGCGGAGTTCCACTGATATTGAACGTAGTTGGGGTTGGTGGAGTCTTTGCCCTCTAGTCTTTCGATTTCTTGTGGGGGCAATGCGATCACAGATTGAACGCCATACTTTTCGTCGACGTCGAGATACAAAAAGAAGTCGCCGTACTTGCACATCGTGCGGGCCCAGCCGAAAAGATTATACTGAAGGTTGAGGATGTTGTCAAACATAACTGCCAACACCGCTTCGATTTCTTCGTTGGGGCATTTGATGTTGAGCATGGGGCGCAGTTCAGAGAAGGTCGTCATTTCATCTGCATAGATGTCCATGCTGGAGGCAATCTCTGGCATGTATTCCATTTGATCAAAATCTACATATCGTTCGGATCTGCGCTGGTTTTGGATAGCGTTTGTCGCAACTACATCTAAAGGGTTGTAGAGAGTCTTCTTAAACTGCTGGCCAGAGGCGGACTTGAATCTAGAGCCAAATTTGTCTAGATGTTGCCTTCTAATTCGCCGGCCCGATTGGGACCGATAGCTTACTATAGGTCCAGAAAAAAGCCTTGTTAAAGCTTTGAACAGGCCGGTGTCGCTATTGACAGGGTTGTTGTTGGGTAATGCCATTTATAATCTCACTTAATAATCCATTTATATTGGTCATACAATTGTTGTGCCTCGGTCATTTGATCCATGATATTGTCTTTTTTATATCCGTGTTGCCCGCTAATACGGGTATTCATTGTGGTTTTAGTTGTAATGATTGCATCTATAAATGCTTTCTTATAATTTAATTCTCGCGCATTAGATTGGAGTGCAGTATCGCGGACCCAACAAGCAATAGCCAAAGCCATAATCAAATCATCATTATAGCTTTTCATCGCTTGCGGTTTGCCGTTTTTCCAAATAAAAGTTTTCATTTCATTAACAGTACGTGACGAATACACTTTAATTAGTTTGTTTCTGATAAACTCCTCTAGTTTCGCGACTATCAAGGGTCGCGTTTTCATAGAGGTAGTGAAACCAGGAATAGCGTTATTCTGATATTCAGCTTGGTACTGCTCTATATATTCATGCGTAGATTTAATAGAATAATATAAAGTAGGATAACCGTATTCTATCAGTTTGTCAAGTACTGTATAGCCAATATTATTATTTTCTACTACTAACATCGCATTTCCAAACTCTCGACCAACTTGATTAAGCATATTAGCAAACATATCGGGAGTGGGCTTTCCTTGATATTCTCCAATGATTTCAAGTGTTTCTAGTTTTAAGATATGAAATGTGGAAAAATCGGCGCCGTCTCCGCGGGAAACATCGACCACCATGAGGTAATTGCAAGTGGGGTCAAATTCTTCCCAAATCCAAAAGTTTCGATCGAAACCTGTACGATATTTGGGCTCTTTTACTGTAGCTAATAACCATTCCATGCAATCAGGATCAATGACGGTTTCGCCAGAGGTATTGAAATTACACTGTAATTCTTGTGCAATCTGGCGCCTGGACATGTTTTTTGTTTCTTTCTTATACCATTGTTCGTCGCGGTCGGGATGAACGTCCCAAGGAAGAGTAGTAAGATTAAAATTGTTGGAGCCGGCCACTGCGTCGGTGCAAGTTTTGTGGAACCAGTTACCCACACCATTAGGGGTTGAGAGTGCAATGCAGCGGCCACCTGTTGATAGAGTAGGATACAGACCTGTCCATAGTTCATCAAGCCCTTCAATATGAGCAGCTTCATCAAGTACCAAGAGCGATAGGGCTTCGGAACGACCAGCATCGCCGGAGGTAGAAGCCGCTTTAATTGAGGAACCATTAGATAATTCGAAGGAAGTGCGGTTGTCTACGCTAATGGTGGAGATCTTTATCCAATCTGGGAGTTGGCGCATAATGCCTTTAACTTTTTTGACGAGGTTCCCTGCCGTGGCAAATTTGGTAGCCATAACAAGAATGGCTTTGTCGCGATGGAAAAGCATCATCCATACAATATAGCCGGCGGTGATCGTGGAGATACCAAGTTGGCGTGCTTTCAGAATAACATTAAAGCGATAGTCATTAAAGTCGTTCAGTAGTTCATCTTGAAAATCATATGTATCAAACAAGATGAGCCCATGTAACGGATGAGAAATCCGTGCGTATGTCTTAAGAAAGTAGGCGGGGTCTTTGCCGCATTTGAGGATCTCGTTGACTTGCTGCTTCTTGTCTAATTGAAAACTCATTCATTATCTACGATTTCTAATGTTTCTTCAAGGTCTTCTGACGCGGGAGTTTTTTTTTCAAAGGGCTCATGACTCTCGGACAACTCAACAGCAGTCGCTCTCGCAACCTCTTCCATAATAATCTCTTTCAGTCGTGCGATGGAAATCTTCATTATTCAGTCTCTGAACCTTTCTTGCGGCTGTCGTTATCAGGGCGTGTGCCGCCTTTGCCGTTCCAGCCGCCTTGATTGAGAAATGTTTCCCAACTTTTTTCAACGGCGGCCTCAGATCCCGTCTCATTATTCATCTCTTCGTTAAGTCCGCCAATTTTATAAAGCTGCTTAGCAGTCACCCAGCTACGTATACGCGAAGAGCTTTCTACACGAATATCAATTTCACCTTCTTGGGTGAGTGTCACAGAGTTGCCTGTGATCGTTTTATATTCCTTTTTAAGCCACCCCGCGATGTCAGCGATGCGTTGTTCGGTATCGCTTTCAAAACCTGTACTATACACTTCTTTTAATTGAATCTCGGACTGATAACTCAGACACATTATATCGCCATAAAACTTCACATTAAAGCCGTCCATTACTCGCTGATCAATCAAAGCGTCTCCTTCTTCTCTACGGAGAATTCCGGGCTTGACCGGTTCGTAGTCTTCGCCGAGTGCGCCGTCATATGAATTTGCGGCGGCTTGAGCGAGTCCTTGTACGATTTCATAAACTGTTGCCATTATTTCTATGCTCCTTGTGCCTGTTTAGCTAATTGCAAAACTAAAGAATTGATGGTGCTTCCGCGATCCCCAAATATTCCTTCCAATGCTGCCTTCCTTACTTGAGGTGTCACCTTGGGTGTCAAAAGAACTTGCTTTAAAGTGTTGCCATATTCCTCTACTGACATGGTTGCTCCTGTAGTAGTAGCAGTAGCTACGCGTTTTTCGCGTGATGTTTGAGGGACCACCTCTTGAGGGGGCGCCTCCTCCATGATTTCCAAAATCAGTTCTTTTAGATCATTTTTGGTTATTTTCATTTATGGGTCTCCAGCCTTTATTCCATCTTTCTTCTCTGTCTTCAACATATTTAATATAACACAAATGGCAACAATCAAATTTTAGAAGACAAACATCATCGGCCGCTTTTTTCGAGAGAGAAAAACAAACCGGACAACGCTGTAAGGAATCTCTCTTAAATAGTTTCTTTGAAACCTTTATGCCATTTACATCAATTTTCTCTTCAAAGCTTTCATGTTTAGTTATCTTTTGATAGAGTTCTCGCATTTGATTGAGATATTCTTTTTCTTTGATCTCGTCCCAATTTGCACGAGGATTTTGAATAGTCTCGTCTCCATATTTCTTGGCAATTGCTTGTTCGATGGCAGCAATCTTATTCAAATCTTTATTGCTCATTGAATAACCTATAGGCTCCATAGGTTGCAACGACGCCGACAGCGGCGCCTCCAACCGCCCACATCCAATTATTGCGTGGAGATTGTTTTAAGAGCGCTCTTTGCAAGTGATCGATCTCCGCGTCCTTCTGGAAGATTAAAAGGCTTGTTTCTTCGTGGAGGGCGTTATATTGAATCTCCCAATTGCGAAGCTCTAGTTCGTAGCTTGCAGCTTCGACTGAAAGTTCATATTCAATTCGTGCTTGACATGCGAGATTGGCGGTTGATTGGCGCGCCAAAATCTCAGACAATGCCGGCACATCAAAAAGCACGCCTTCAAACGGGGCGCACTGCTGGTGTCCCAGAAATGTAAATTGCCCTGTTTCTGCTTGCGCCGGTGCGGACAACATTAATAACAGACTAAGGAACATAATCAAATCCGTACATTGATATTATTGTCTCCGCTAACTCTTCAGGATCTTGAGAGAATTGTCTTCCATATTCTTCTCTTCGACTCTCGATCACTTCTAGTAACTCATCCTGGCTCTCTTGGTAGTCTTGCTCTATTTGGTCTAAAGTGTCTTTGTAGGTCTGGAGCGAGTTTTCCATTTCTTCCATTTGCTTCTTGTGGATCTCTTTCAGCCCTGCGATCTGGGCTTGCAGAGATTGTTCGGACGCTTCATATGCTGCTTGCATCTGTTTATAGTCATAGCGCATCTTGCCCATTACTGTAAGACCAAGCAACATGATTATAATGCCCTTCCAGTTCTTCAGTAAAAACTGGAGAATCATTTGATGTGGTGTCATTTTAATCCTTTCAGTCTCTCCACTATATCTACGACGCCTTGCGTGCCAATAAAAATGCTGGAGATAATAACCCAGTCAGCGCTGGCTAGATAGCCGCCGAACGCTAACGCAGACGCAGTAAGCCACACTAGAAGCTTACGTGATGTAAGCTTCATCAGCCAAGTGTCGATGAAACCGTTTTGTTCTTCCATGGTCTTTCCTACAACAACCAGTGAGCAACGAGTGCGCCGTCGAGCCACACTAAAGCTACGAGCAACCACCAGCTACGCCGGCGGGCGCCTTCGACAACTTCGTGCCATAAGTCCCAGCCAATATCTAAAACTGCGCATGCGGCGTAGGGGACTGCAGCAGTAACACTATTCCATGCTTTTCTTAATAAGCTCATTTTATTTCCTCTCTTTGTTTATGATTCTTTCATCGGGCCATGGCACATTTCTTCTGCTTGTGCTTTTGATAGTCCCTTTTTTCTTTCACTATCCGGTAAACTTGCTTGCACACACATATAGGTACGTTGTTCCTCTGAGTGTACTTCGGCTAAATATATCTCTAATTCTTCGGCTACAATTTGTTTTAGGCGTGCTGAAATTCTCTTAAGGAGAGCCGGCTTCTTCGGCGGTTCGTCCATCGCACGCGTGGGTCCTTCCATGGCGTTATTGTATAACTGCCACGCCACCACATCAATATCTTGGGGTCGGATATGATCCACATCCATTAAGCCCACTAGCATCTGAATGGCGAGGCGGCGGTATTTCTTAGGGGGGCGCTGGGGCGCCGGTGGTTCTGCAGCGACATCTTGGGGCGCGAGTCCCAATACCGTATCGGCTCTTAACGCATCGGGAACTTCTTCAGGCTCTTCAAAGTCTTCTGGCTCCTGGTCGGCTAAAGTTTTATGCGGGTTTAATTCATCAAGAACTTGTCGAAGCTCTTCATTAATAAGCTGATTCAACTCTGCTTTGGTAATTATAAGAGACATTCAGGCTTAAACCTCACAGGGGGGTGCGTGTCTATCGGAATA